AAATAGGTAATACTACAAATTTCACAATAAAATACACATTCATGCCCCATATTATTGTGCAACATGCACAAAATGGTTTCGGAAACTAACCCTTGTGCAACCTGCATATAAAGTCCGCTATATCGGTATAGCGTATTTGTGCAGTTTGACGTTTGTGCAATTTGTATAAAAATAGGGGCTTGATTTTGGCATTTTGACAACTATGATTATACGCTCATATTTGGTATAATATCCTATGGGGGAATTCCCACAATATGAAAGGAGTGTAAAGCATGATTCTCTATTCTGGTATATTTATAGGTCTGTCGTTTGTTGCGGGGGTTATTGTTGGGCTTATGATTGCCCGCGATCATTATATTGGGGGTGGTGATGAATGACGCCACGCTACATTATTAAAATTAGGCGTTATAAAGACGGGGTACAGGGTTCAACCCGGTATCGCTTTTCCACTAAACTAAAGGCGGTTATTTTCGGGGCGGGGTTTCAAGCGGGCTTGCAAGATAGTGGTAATTCTGATATTTATGTTTCAGTATGGGAAGTGACTAAAGACAAGGCCACGCTTGTCATGGACGCGCCACAGCTTGAAGAAATAGCAAGAAAGGAGTTTTAATAATGTGTAATTGTGAACGAAAGAAGTATTATATAGCCGAACAGGAAAGGCTTGTGGAGTGCGCCGAGACTTTGAAGAACATTTTTTCACAGGATTGCGCTATTGATGATATACCAACCGCAAAAGAGATTTTGCGCGAAATGTTTGCCCGATTAGATACATGGGGCAGATTAAAAGAGGGGTACTACGAAACTTTTTGTACAGGTCACGAACGGTACTTACTTGATACGGAACAGGTGATGTAAGAGATGAATAAACCACAATTTTATACCCCAGACGGTTGGATAAACGCCGCCGCTGTACTGGATGACCCCGCAACATTTGTTGTTTGTGTAGGCGGGCGTGGTATCGGTAAGACATTCGGTATCTTAAAAGAAGTGCTTTCCCGTGGTATGAAATTTATATACCTACGCCGAACGCAAGCGCAGATAGACACTATTAAACTTAAAGAGCTAAATCCATTTAAAGCTGTCAATGATGTTACAGGTAGTGATATTGTATCTGGTTCGTTAGGCAAATACATGGGTGGTTTTTGGCACTCTGACGAAAAAGGGCAAGCTGTGGGCGCTCCTATAGGGCTTGCTGTCGCTCTGTCTACAGTGTCAAATATTCGCGGCATGTCGGCAGAGGATTATGAAGTCGTTATTTTTGACGAATTCATTCCAGAACATCATGAAAGGCCGATAAGGGCAGAGGAAACCGCCTTTCTTAACTGCATGGAAACCTTTAACAGAAACAGGGAATTTCAAGATAAACCCCCTCTAAAGGTTGTGTTATTGTCTAATAGCAATGATCTAGACTCCCCTATTCTACAAGCTATCGGTGCTTTGCGTCCTCTTGACGAAATGATAAGAAAGCGTCAGAGCTATAGAGCGATAGCGGGCGGGGCGGTTGCTATATATCGCTATCTTGATTCACCTATCACGGCAAAGAAGAAGAACACCGTTTTATATCAAGTGTCCAATAATGAGGATTTTTCTGGAATGGCGCTGGAAAACGAATTTTCAAAGGCAAACTATGAGAATGTCTGTAGGTGCGATCTAAAGCAATTTCAGCCGCTTGTCAGTATAGGGGGCTTGACGGTGTATGAGCATAAAAGTGAGCGCCTGTATTATGTGGTGGATGGTGTCAAGAGTGAAACTGTGTACACTCTCTACCCAAACAGTATAGCGGCATTTGCTAAAAAGTATTGGTATCTCAAAGAAGCAATGCTTGTTTTGAAGATTAAGTATGTCAGCGCCCCGGTGAAAATAGCTTTTGAAAAGATTTGGGGGGTGTCGTGATGCTAACATTAGACGAATTACGAAAGTATGGAGCGCCTAAAGATGGTTTACCGAGAAGTGCATATAATGATTTAATTGTGGCGCTTAACAAGGGGGAAATAACGGAAAAAGATTTGCGTAAAAAATACTCAGAGTTCCGCGCTCAAATAATGAAACAAGTGAAAAGTGTACAGAAAAGTGATATTAAGTTTCTACCCGGAACTGCGCCGACAATGCGTAAAGCGGCTAACCTAATTACTACTAGGGATTTAGTACACGAAATTGCTACAGGGTTACAATGGTATCATTCTAAGAGCTACAGCATCAAACAGAGGAAAGAGCAAAGGCGCGTTGCAATTGAAAAGTTAGCGGAACACGGTATTAAAATCAAGGAATCACAGTGGGATGAATGGCGGCGCTTTATGCAATGGTTTAAGGCTTCCAGTTTTGCGGCTATTTATGATTCTGATAGCGCCGTTACTCAAATGGTATTTAATTCGGAAGAAGCGTCTAATTCCGAAGATTGGATAGCGCTTTTCCTTGAGTGGATGAAGAAAAATGACATTGCTAACTATAATAGATATATGGAGCTACAAAGATGAATAATGAATTAATATTTTGTGATGATTTTGATTTTAGCACATTAGCATTTAAACCGCTTGCCCGAAAGCCGGGGCAAACGGGTAGCATGATTTATGCGGACTGTGTTTGTTCTTTTGACATTGAAACAACACGTATTGAAGAACGCGAACAATCAATTATGTATGTTTGGCAATGGGCTATAGAAGAAACCGTAATTTATGGGCGCACATGGGAGCAGTTTAGGCGATTTCTACGTTTGCTTAAAGAACGTCTTGGGGATATGCACCTAGTTTGTTTTATTCATAACGCTTCATATGAATTCCAGTTTCTTAGCGGGATTTATCATTTTAATGATTACGAAGTGTTCTGTACCGACAGCCGAAAAGTGTTAAAATTCAATATGTATAAAAATTTTGAATTCCGTTGTTCCTACAAGTTGACAAATCTTTCCCTTGCGGCAATGGCGAAGCGGTATAACAAAAAGTACCTTAAAGAAAGTGGGGTAGAATTTGATTATACAAAGCGCCGCTTTCCAGATACTCCGCTGACTGAATTAGAGTTGCGATACTGCGCTCATGATGTTCTAGCGGTTGTAGAATCTGTACATACCATTATGCAGATTAACGATGATAACTTGTATAGTTTGCCGTTAACGTCAACCGGATTTGTGCGGCGTGATATTAAAAACGCGATGGCAGATTATAGACATCAAATGTTAGATGATATACCCGAATATCGGTGTTATCAACTCTTGAAAAGCGCGTTTCGCGGGGGAAATACTCATGCTAACAGATTTTATGCAGGTAGTATTGTGGATGAAGTTTCTAGTGTAGATATTTCCAGTTCCTACCCGTCACAGCAATGCAATAAAAAATTTCCGGCGGGTAAATGGAAAGCAAGGAATGATTTGAGTGTGTACACCCTACATCAAAGACTTGACCGGGGAGCGGCGGCTATTATGAGGGTGTATCTGTATGATGTAGAGTTAAGGGACATATATGCACCCGTTCCCTATATCCCTATTGCTAAGTGTATTCAACTCCACTTGCCTACAGATATTAACAAAGGCTTGTGTATTGATAACGGGCGCGTTTTACAAGCGGACTTTATAGAAATGTGCATAACCGATATTGACTTGCAAATTATAGATAGAATGTATAAATTTCGGCTAGAAGTACAGGAAATGTATACTAACTGGTATGATGTACTCCCCCGCCCCATTAGAGAAAAAAACATTGAATATTTCCGTAAGAAAACGGAACTAAAGGGGGTGATCGGGGAAGAACTATACTATTTCAAAAACAAAGAGCTTTTGAATAGTATATACTCAAAACGGTATGAGTGTTCAAGATGCTGTGCAACAACGGATTGCTTATGCGGACGGTGAATATTTAATAGATGAAAGTAAAAGTAGAGAGGACTTATATAACAGGGCGCGGAAGAACGCTTTCACACAATATTCTTATGGTGTATGGACTACGGCACACGCAAGAATGAGTTTGCAAGCGGGTATAGACCTGTGCGGGGATAACTTGATATATGTTGATACAGATAGTTGTAAATTTGCGGGTGATGTTGATTTTAGCGTCTATAATGCCGACAGAATAGCAGAGTGTAAGCAAAGTGGAGCTTTTGCAACTGACCCGCAAGGTGTTGTGCATTATATGGGTGTATACGAAAACGAAACCGCAAAAGGCAAACTGAAACGCTTTATCACTCTCGGTGCTAAAAAGTACGCATATGAAGAGGCAAACGGCGAACTACATATCACTGTTTCTGGGGTTGGCAAAAAGTCCGGGGCGGCAGAGCTAAAAGCAAACGGCGGTCTTGAAGCGTTTCAACCGGGGTTTATTTTTCACAACAGCGGCAAGACAGAAAGCGTGTACAACGACGAAAGAAAGCCACTTATTACTAGCATAGATGGGCATATGGTAACTATTACAAGAAATGTTGTCATTCGTGATACTACATATACTTTAAGCACAACAGATGATTATGAAATGCTACTAGATGCTTCGTCAAATATGCTAAATAAGGTTCACAAATTTTGGTTAAATTGTCAATTGAAATGATCTATATTTCTGTTATAATAGAATCATCAAAGGGGTGTATAAAAATGGCTAGAAATGAATTACTTAATCTCTATCAAGTTCTTTTGTTGGCAGAACGCCACGCCCTAGAAGATGGTAAGTTGCTAGGTAACGCTTCTTCTATCGTATATCCATATTTAGTCAAGAGTTATCCCGCTATAGGCTAGGACTTTAACAGTCCTAGCCTATGACGGGGGAACTCCCCGGTTACAAAATTCAGCATACAGGACTGGCGAAGTCCAAAAGCGCAGAAAGGATTTATTTATGAACATCATCCGCACCAACATTGACACCAACGACAAGAAGGCCGTGTACCGTCTGACTAAGAGCGAGAGCCAGCGTGTGCAGGACGTAGAGCGCGGACTGTCTCTCCCCGTTGACAAGTGGGCGCTGTACACCGAAACCAAGCGCGGCAAGGACGGAACCGATTCAGAACAGACGGTGCTTGCCATTGTCAGCGGCGGCATGAAAATCTCCACCATCAGCAAGACGTTCATCGACAGCTTTATGGAATGTGTTGATCTCATGGGTGATGATGCTTTCAGCATCGTTATCACGGGCGGTACTTCCAAGGGTGGCAGACAGTTTGTAAACTGTGAACTTGATTGTGATTGAATCGCGGCAAACTTCAAAAGAGGGTACTATATTAAGTAGTACCCTCTTTCTTTATTAGGTTGTGGGCAACGGGCAAATCCAGACATTAGCGGTTACAGTTGATACAAGACGCATAATGCCATTGTTGATAGTAGGAGTAACACCGCTTGCGGGATTGCCTAGCAGACGCATTTTATTATTCTCTGTGTCGGCGTAGAAGATGGAGTTATGATTTGCTCCACTCGCAGAGCCAAGAATTACCGCAAACCGGGTTGTATTGTATCCCGTCAAATCGTAGTTAGTTCCGGCGCTTGTGGCGTCTGCTACCCGATAGATTTTCAAAGCACCCTGTGCGGCAGTAAGCGCGGCGGCGGCGTTATTGCTTGCCGTCTGTGCTACGCTCTGTGCGGTTTGCGCTGTCTGCTGTGCGTTGTCTGCCGTGGTAACTGCTGACAGTGCGGAAGTATTAGCCGCCTGTGCGGTTGACTGTGCTGTGTCTGCGGCGCTCTGCGCGTTATCTGCGGTAGACTGTGCGCCCGTGGCGGCACTGTTTGCGCCGACAGCAAGATTATTAATTCGGTTAATTTCACTTGTAACATCAGTCGCAAGTTTAACCATAGTAACACTACCATCTGCTATAGTAGCGCTTGCCGCCTGTTGTGCAATCTCTTTTGCTTCTTCGGCAGTTTCCACCGCATTTGCCGCCTGTTCGGTCACACTCTCAACAGCGGCGGCGGCGGCGTCTGCTGTTGCCTGTGCGCTTTCTGCCGTCGCCTGTGCCTGTTCCAGTGCGGCGGCACTCTGTTCGACAAGTTCAGCGGCGGGGGCAAGTTTCTTTAACTGCTTCATAATCCAGTCCAAATTAATCTTATTGAAATCTGTACTAGGAAAACGACTGATAGGGAAACTCATTGTTTATACCTCCAATTGTTTTAAAGTGTCCTTTTTGGTTACGGTAAACGCGAATAGACGTAATTGACTTCTGCAACGTCAGCCCACGCAAGATAAGGGGCAATCTCTGTATCAGCCGGGACTCCTGTGCCACCGCCAAGTTTAATTTTATATTTCGGATGAATAACGTTCTTGATTGAAGTGGCGCTGATAGTGTCACTCCAGTAGCAGTCAAATCTCAAGGATTTGCAATGCCCTTCATACTGTTGGATAAAAGCATTTGCGTCTGCGTCTGAATACTCAAATATAACAGCAATGTCCAAATCGTTACGTAAGGCGACGAACGGAGAAAGCTGATTGCTTGTGCCAGAAATTACATAATTCAAGTTATTATAATTTAACTGGTCGAGCAAAATTTGCGCTGTAGTTGCATCATTTGAATCTTTCAACTCTACCGTTATTTGTATATCATATAGCGATAGGTCGTTAAGCATATCAGACAGCTTCGGGATAGGATAATCCTTGTAGGTCAGACTATCAATGAACTCGCTTGTCACGGAATTTATATTGACATCCGATGTATATGCAACGTCATTTTGCTTGAGATAACCATACTGTGAATTGTGTTGCATCTCATAGCTGTGCGTTACATAGAAAACATTATCTGATGTATGTGCCACGGCAATCCGAACCATTTTATAGCCGTCATATATAGCCATCAGTACACCGGGAATACTGTTGTCAGGATAACCGTAACCCTCACCCTGTCTGTTCATCAACCTGTAATATTTTCTGGCGTATGATGGTATTATCGACCTTGTGTAGTAATCTTCCCAAAGCCCTTTAATGGTAACGCCGTGCTTCCAGAGCAGTACCACATATTTTGTCTGAATTAGCGCTGATGCCGAAACCACTTCCAGTCCTTGAGTGTTTCTGTTAAACACAAGACATTGACCATTACTGATAGTATATAACGCATTGCATGTGTGATATGTAAACGCCTGTCCTCCGGTCAACGCTCTTGTATAAAACGATTGCGCTCCTCGCATAACCAGTGGGTCATTTGTTGCACGATTTCCAGAAAACGACGGAATGTAAGTCGGGTAAACCTCAAACAAAACAGTATTCGCATTGATTTGTGAAGTGTTCTGCGCTATTGCATCTCCATATGATGTTTTGAGGTAATCATCCAAAGGTTTGTAAAACGTCTTTGCCTTCATGTCCGCCTGCTGTTCGCTTGTTAGAGATGTAGGCTCAGTTCCGTTAATCGCAATGACGAACATATACGAATATCCAACAGTAAGCGGATAATCTGATGTTTTCCACCCAAGACCTGTCCATGTGCTGTCAGCCTTTTCGTGAATGTAAATGCGATAATTTGCAAAGTCCGTTGTAATAACTTTGGGAACTTTCATTGTTTCCGGTTTGCTGTTTATCATTCGCTTTTGCGAGTTGATAATGTTGCCGTTGTAAAAGTCTCCCAAAATAAGCCCGTTTTTAATTGGAGAACTGTCAATAATCATATCGACTTTACTATCCAAGATAGAATAAGGAGAATCTGCAACTATCAAATCCGGATCAGTATTAATGTCGAAATCAACATTGTTTGTCTTGCTGAACGTGATTGTAAAATAGGTATTTGCATCAACGGTAACCGTGTCCGTGTATATATTAGATTCAATTAACGTTTCGGTGCTTGCAACATTTGAACTCCATTTGTAAATTGTGATTGCATACCACGGACAGTTAATGGTTACATCGTAAGGAAATTGCACAGGAACTGTAGTGCTTAACCGTGACGCATAGTTTATAAATCCTCCATTATACCAAAGCTTTCTATCTACATGACTTCGGAAAAACATGGTCAGCCCATCAGCGTCAACCAGTTTGTTCACAGCGCTCTTTAAATCACTCAATTCATCAGCGCTTGCCGCTCCAATATCGTCAAGAGACTTATTTCCGATAAGTGTAACACTGTTAATTTCGGGAAGATTCTGTAAATCTTCATAGTCAATAACAGTTCCTCCCGCTTTGAGTTCTTCAATATCGGCGGTATTCTGTTCGATTTGCTTTTTGTCGTTTTTGAGTGTGTCCGCTATCCAATCCAAATTCACCTTGTTAAAATCGACATAAGGATATTCACTAGCTGTAAACATACAAATCACTCCTTAATAAATTTGCACACAAAACTTGTTAACAAAATCATCTGACACTACATCATACCACTTGAACATTGCCATTTCTCGCGTCTGCGCTTGTAGTTCCTGACCAGAGCGTACACCGATATTTCCGTGAGTGTAGTCTGTTACTGTTTCCGTACCCCCGGCGTTTTCGGTACTTGTGCTTTTCCCTGTGTCTTTGAAACTGTCAGAGTTAAACGCCGTTTGCGCCGCTACCACAGTACCCCCGGCGTTGCTCTGACTTGTGCGTGAAATCGTGCTGTGTCGGTCATAGTTTTCTATGGGGTTAAATTTTGCATTGAGTGTGTCCCATAGCGTTTGCATCATGTACGCGCAGTTTTTAGACCATACCCCACACATGAAGTGCATGAAATCCCAATCCGGGTATAGTGCGGGGAAATCTGCGCTTTTCTCCAAGATAAGATTAATAAGCGTATCTTTGTCCGGGGTATATACGATCTGCGGCGCGTCACTCGGCGTGATTATCACAGAGGGCATTGTAATTTGCTCAAAAAGGGTATCGTTATACCTGTACAAACCGAGTAAACTAATTTTGTACGTTGCCATTATCCGCGCCCCCTTTTGCAAGCTGTTCTTTAAGTTCTCCGTAACGCTTTTTAACCGTGATGTTAAGCCCATAGCGTTTATTAACGCCATTAAGCCCCGCTTTCAAGCTGTCGAACATCATGTCACAAAGGCTTTCGGTCTCAACATCGTTTGCGTTAACTTCCGTTTCCGTCATGTGCGCTTTCTTATTATAATTGGTGCTTGGGATACCTACAAAGTTATTAAAATCGTTCAGTTCAGAGCGCATATTTTCCAGAATATCCGTAGCAATATAGTTTGCGCGGAGATTGTTAGCAAAGCCTTGCCACAGCGGTTCCCCGGTGTCTTTGTTCCACAAATTTTTCCCCGCCGCAACTGCAAGATTGCCCTCTTGGATTGAATCAATAGCCGCCTTGAAAGTTTCAGCCGCACCTTTATCCCCCGCACCGATAATGTAAGCTAGCTTGGAGTTTGCTACGTTCATTACAAGCGCTTCATGCATCCATGCAAGCCGCTCTGCCGTAATCGTACAAACGTCCATCAAGCCACGAAAGTCTGGCTGTAGCTTCACAAGGCAAGCGTCCCCCTTAATATCCGGGTGCTGATTAATGTTGTATACTTCACTAAGCCAGTAGCGCCCGGAGATTTCCGGGAGAGCCGCACAAGCAATGGTTATAAAGGTAGGCGTATAGTAGATATTGAAACCTCCCAACACACCCATTTGCGGGATAATTCCAACCTTTTCATTCTCGATAACGGCACAATAACCGCGCACCCACAACACATAGCGAAAATAGTTTTCATCCCAATTTTCCGGAATACCGTCAAACTCAAACACAGACATTGCCCGTTTAAGCAGATAGCGGATATAATACTGCGTTGTCATGTTGTCACGGGGTTTCAGTGTTCCGGGCGTCACGGCGTTTTGTAACTGCGTGGCGTAGTCGTAATAAATAGGTACTTCCATTAAATTTCACCGTCCTTTGTTGTTCCACCGAATTTTGAATAGTAACCAAATAGGGAGATTAAGCACCGGAGCCGGGGGAACACCTGTAATAAATGTATACCATCTCCGCGCCGCCGCTTCGCGCTGTGCTTGCAAGGGAGTTCCACGCTCATAGGAGTATTCAAACACCATTACCAAATATTCCGGGGTTGCGGTAGACTGTGAGAATTCATAGAACGTCATGTAATTATAGGCGCTAACTGGAATCCATTGCAAACCGTTTTGCAATTCATAGATAATTCTTTGCAACTGCTTGTTGTAATTAGTTCGCCAGTCTGCCCCCGCCCAATCACTAAACTTTGTGTATGGCGTCCATTGCACAAGTCCGAAACCATAAGAGGGGTTGTAGTTCTGCCCTAACTCAAATTGTCCCGGATTAATATAACTTTCTATCTGCATATTCCCGCACAAAGCGGCAATGGCGTTATCTGTCCAACCTTGTGCGCGGAAATACTGCGCGATAATAGTTACATTATTTTCCTGCGCCGCTTGTGAAAAACCTGTGTTTTGATCTGTGTCAACTGCTATCCATGCCATGGTGTCACCTACTCATAATAAAAACCGTTATTTAGAAACTGTGTAACACTATCTTCTTCGGTGCCTGTAGCGGTTGTTAATGCTATAACCGCATCTTTGCAGACTACATACCCCGACAGAGTATTAATAACAACGGCTTTACATAACGGGCTACCAATCTTTTCAGGGTATTGGTCTACAATCTTTCCAAATCTACCGTTAATGCTAACAGGCTCCTCAGCACTCTGGAAGTTGCCAACAGAACCACTATAAGAAAGTTGAGCTAACCCCGCCATAGTGGTAGACATAGCGGCGGGGAGTGCTTGCTTTGCAGAATTTATTATGCGCTGTAGTAGAGACGGAGCTTTTTCTTCTTCCTCCATGCGGACGTATTCGTCAGGATTAGAATACTTAACAACATCTTTCCGAAAATCAAAAGCCGTCATTCCCTGCATAACTATACCTCCTCAATAACAGCGGCGGCAACTTGGCTAAGTCCAGCACCAAGAGACTGTTTATATCTTCCAATATCTGCCGTAACTTGACCGATAGGCAATGTGACACCGATAGCACCTTCAACGACCATAAAAGCATTATCAAAGTTAGGGTTGCCAAGAACGTCAGTAGCGACAAGTTTCAGAATACTATCACCTGTCATTAAGTTAACATCTACATTGATGTGCAAATATGTCTTGTTATACAATTCTGTTGTATCAAGTGCAAAGATACCAAACGGCAAGAACTTTAACACATAATCACTGTAAGGGGCTAACTGTAGATAACCGAGTCTAGAGACATTGCTTTGAGGGTGTTTAGGAATAGTTAAATAATTCTGACGGCTTATCCACGCAGATGAAATAGTATTAAGCACCCTTGCGCCTGAAACAGGGAAAGACCACCAACCTAAGTTAATATTAGTAGTGACATAACCACCAGAAAAACCGCTATAAACAATCGGATACCACCTGCATGATACAATATACTGTGTTGGATTAATCAACGCTTTTTGTAGTTCTTCTGAAATTTCGGTAGCAGAAATATTAGCCCATGTAATTCCCGAAAGCATAGTCTGCATGAAAGCGCCAAAGGTTGACAATTGCATAGCGTAATATGTAACCGCTCCTACGCTAGATGCATTAGACCCAATCACCCCGATAACAACAGTTCCATTGTTGCCCCACGCATCGGCACCCCAAAAATTTGCAGGAGTAAGCAAATCATACAATCTAATCAAGTTATCTGCCTCTGTGATATACGCAGAGTCCAAGATATTAGGATTGTAGTTGCTATAAGCGCGTGTTACATACTGCATACTATTTCCAATTTCAGTTTTAAAAGACGCCAACACATCAACGGCACAAGTAGCATACCAAAACCCGCCTGCAAATTTCCAATCCATAATAAAATAATAACGGCGCAGTTCATCAATGTGCATATAATTATATATAGGCGCGTTAATGGTCTGACCGAAATTGAAACAGATAGCAAGTTCCGAAACGCTAAACCCCTCTTTAATTTCACCCGTATATGCGGTTCCGCTGTCTGTCGGTTGCTTCGTGCTGTTCTTTTTCTTATCAAATGCCCACAATTGACAGTGTACCATAGTTTCACCACCTTAAAATTGCACCCCACCATGTAGGGCGGGGTGCAATATAATAGTATAATGTTGAGTATCAATCGAGCTTGAACAGCACGATATTCTCGGTCAAGTCTACAAACTGATTCCAACGCCAGTGATACCAGAAATTAGTATAGCGACCTCGCGGGTTAAGCGGAGTTGCGTTCATGCCCTCGGAATACCGGGTGTAACCCATGGCATCATCATCCACAAGGAGAGCGAAAATGTTACCAATCGTGGTAGCGCTCTGTGCAACGTCCACAACACCATCACCATCAATAGAAACGGTTTTAGCATTGACGGTAGTGGGGGTTTCAATGCTCTGCCAGTAGTTAACAAGTTCGATGTCCTTATAAGCAAGCCTACCCTCATTGAAAGCCGCAGAAAGTACACGCGCTTCCATCTGCCGCAGTTCGGGAGCATACATATAAAGAATCTGGCGGTTATACGGAGTGTGCCGCTGAATGTACTTACCTGCGTTAGGCACGTTGAAATGATAGTTAATAGAACGCTCGGTGAGAAAATCGCGAACCATCTGGATACGGGCATACACCCACTTCATAAAATCGGGGTAGTTGTCCGGGTCATACACTGTAACAGCAGTAAGAGCAGTTTTGCCCGCCGCCGTGAGAATCGCGTTATACTCGGTAAGCAAATGCACTACCTGTTCCGTACCACCAGCAGAGGACACAGCACCGATAGCGTTAATAAGGTTAGCGCGAGCACAAGCCTCGGTTTTCTGCTCATGCTTGTCAGAAAGATTCTGGAGAACACCCGCCCAAAACTGGCCAAATTCATCAGCGCCACGGAAAGCAAGTTTCATCTGGTCCTCAGTTCGGGTGAAATAGTCCTGCAAAACTTCCTGCCCTGTAATGTTCATCTGGAGAACGTCGGGATGGCGAATAACCCACGGGTCAAGCGCCGTGCCGTCAGTCAAATTAAATCCATCATCCTGCACAAAAGGACGGTCACAATAGTTAATTTTACGAGTCCAAGCCCCATATTCGGAATTGGATTTCTCCATAGCGCGAAACTTTGCGTAATACGGACGAATGGAAAAGATAGTGCGGTCAAGCACCTGCGAGATAGCGCCAAGAATGGGGTCAAAGCCCGTTTTCAGCGCAGTTTCCGCAACGCTGACGAAATCGGAAACATCCGTTGCAGTAAGTGCGGCGCTACCCTGCATCTGATTCATAAGGGAATTAAGAACGGTTACGGACTGCGATACAGTAAGGGAATTAGCCATTTGTACATCACTCCTATAAATTATTTAGTGGGGTTTCCAAAAACAGCTTCGGCAAGCACTTCTTCAACGGGCTTTTCGGGTTTCGTGTCAAGCCCAATTGATTTAATGTTGTTAAGCTGAACCTGTTTTTTAAGTTCCTCAATCTGTGCTTTAAGCACATCAACCTCGCTATCCTTTGCCGGGGCGGGGTCTTTCGGGGGTTCCTTTACAGGTTCGGGGTCTTTCGGGGGTTCCTTTACAGGTTCGGGGTCTTTCGGTTTCTCTTTTGCGGCATCCTCATCCGCTTTAATCATAGCGTCAATTTCTGCCCGCTTGTAACCCGCTCTAATGAGTTCAAGCCGCTCAAAAATAGTCATGCGCTATTTACTCATCCTTTCCGTTAATGAATTTTAGATTAATGCCCGCATACTTGGATAAATCCACCTCAACGGTCAAATACTGCTCTTGCTCTTGTGCATCCTATACGTTATACTTTTTTCATGCGCTATTTACTCATCCTTTCCATTAATGAATTTAAGATTAATCCCGGCGTACTTGAATAAATCCACCTCAACGGTCAAATACTGCTCTTGCTCTTGTGGAGTATCACAGTAACCATCCTTAACAAGAGCGTTTACAATAGACTGTACTGCATTGTAATCGAAACCGTCTTCCCACAAGCGGCGGCGGCGTTCTTCGCCGTTCCCATACTCACCGCGCAACACCGCAAGTGCGGCTTCGTGATTAGTCTTTGGTTTCATGTCTACCAACTTCTTCACGGTTCAGCTTCTCTACAAGTTTAGTAACAGCAATTGTGTTGTTCTCAATAGCTTTGGTTACTTCTTGCATTTCGGCTTTGTGATCTTCTCTTTCCTTATTCCACATCCAGAACATAGCGATAACACACGCGATAGGAAAACCAAGATTTGCAATAAGCGTTTGCAATGCACCTACATCCATAGACTTTCCCACACTTTCAACATAGTTATTAACAGCCCCGGTCTAACTCAAATAAGACTGCACACTTTGTGGCGGGGTGGTGTCCATATAAGGCGCCCCGGATTTTAAGCGGCGGGCGCTGTCCGCTGGAGTAAAACGAGGAACAAATAGTATAAAGAGGGTGTTTGTGTGGGGCGCCCAACCCCATGCACAGCGGTTCTTCCGCTCGGACTTCGTGCAACACCCTCTACTTAATATATAACAAAATTTATCACAAAAATCAAGGGCAAAATTTATACAAATTGCACAAACGTCAAACCGCACAAATACGCTATACCGATATAGCGGACTTTATAGGCAGGTTGCACAATGGCAGTTTCGGAAACTTTTTTGTGCATGTTGCACAATAATATGGGGCATGAATGTGTATTTTATTGTGAAATTTGTAGTATTACCTATTT